AGCATCTGTTTATTTTGAAGTTGTTCATAGTTAATTTTAGTGATTATAGCTTCAAGTTGTTCGTGGGCTAAATCAATTAAATTATCTAACTCTTTGAGTTCATTAGTCCTTGTTACAATTTCAATATAAAGAGTATTATTCCTTTCGGTATATTGATCCAGACTATCAATAAGTCCGTCTAACTCCTGGCGTTTATTTTTAATTTCCGTATAAACATTAAAAACAGTATCCTTAGGTGTGGATTTCATACCAGATATAGGTTTTTGACCTCTAAAATTCTTTACAAGCATTCTTCTCCTTTACTTATAATTTGTCTCTGACTACGATAGTAAGTTCCTTTAATGTATTATTTACATTATCATTTGATGAAATTTGCATTGTAGAAGCTTTTGTATTTTCAATTAAAGTTGCTTTTAAATCTTTACGTGCTTCCTTAGTTCCATCTTGACTTTTTGCACTTTGAATTAACATTTCAGACATTATCGTAGTATTTTTAGCTAAAGCTGCAGTTAAATGATCAATATGATTATCAATTGTAATGCGACTAAGTTTATCACTCTCTCTTAAATCACGAGAATTCTTAAAAAATTCATTTATTAATTTATCTATTAATTTCCAAGTGGCTGGAATAGCGATAGCAGTTCCTGCTGCCGCTGCAATTAATTCTATACCCATTAATTTAAATTCTCGGTTGTTTAATATTAAATTTATGCACCAACAGAGCTAGTAGAATATTTCACCACTAGCTCTGTTGTAAGCTCCTTCTACATAAATATGCAGCCATATTTATGTAGCTAATTATGGTTAGGTTCCCCAAACCATAAAGGTTACTCCATCAACAGCCACTGACGCATTGACAGCAGCGGCAACTTGAATAGCAGCCCCATCAGCAGCCCCATCATAATCATAATAAAAGGCTAACACGTTGCCACTAGCAGCTACATACTCTAAACTATATTCAGCCGCTGTACCTAGTTGCATAATTTCAATCGAATCAATTCCTAATGCTGCTGCCGTTAACCCTGTTTCTCCACCTGTAGCATAGGAAGTTGAAAAGGTAAATGAGCCTCGAACCCATCTCTTAGTCCCCATTATTCCTCTATCAGAGGTTGTTATTGTTAATGCTCCCATAATTTTTTACCACACAATATTTATAAAGTTTAAGCCTATTTCTCGTTAGGCAAAAAGGGGGTAAGAACTTAATCTTACCCCCTTTTATTAAGTGCTTATTGAGAATTACTCATTAAGGTCGCGGATTGCTCCTTGAACCCAAATGTTTTTGACTCTCAGCTCACCCAAAGTGTAGAACAGGCCCCTCACAACCAAAGCATTGGCTGCGAAGTAGTCACGGTTCTCAATGTATTGGGTAGGTAGCGCGACAGCGATCTCGATATAATCTGTGTCTAGGACATAGATGTTAGAACCCAAAACGGTATCGGTAGTTGATACCGAATGTGGCACATCAGGATCAGCTAGAATCGGAATACCCTGATAAGTAGCTACGTTCATACCAGTTCTGGTACCTGGGAAAGTCTTTTCAGACCCCACGCCCACCTGATACTCTTCGTATCCTAGATATCGCTGTTGAGCCTGAAGTAGTCGCTCTAAACGGAAGTATTGATCGTGTCCCATAATAATGAGCTTCGGATCGCCTCCATTTATACGAATATCTCGGATGGTATTGTCGAGAAGTTGGAGAGTTAAGTCTCGTCCTACTCCAGCATTCCAACCTGCTCGTGCGGCTGCATTCCAAGTACCGGCAACACGACCACTATAAGTTAAGTCGTATGCTCGAACTTCGGCAGCAGCACCACCCATTCCCGTCCCGGCAGCAGTTGCCTGATCTTCTTGAACGATATCATCGATAGAAGTGAAGCCAGCCCGTGAGTAAACATAGGCGGTATCGCCATCGGCCCATGCAGTACCAGTAGCAACTGTTACTACACCAGTCGTTTCATTAACTGCTGAAACAACAGAACCAGAAGTTCTGTCATACCCAGTTCCGACATTGTTCATCGAAACTGCGTCACCAACCTTGAAATGATGTGCTTGAGAAGCTGGAACGGTGAACGTGGTCGCTGCTCCTGCACTTACAAGCATACCTGAAGAAGCTAGAAGCTCAGTATTAATTTCCTTAATGTGGTCGATCTGAGCATTTTCCATCTCAAGACCCATTAAATCTCCAGCACCACCTTCAAGCTGAGCTACGAAGGTACCCTGAACGGTTGTACCGAAGGTGGTACCAACAATTCGAGGTAGACTGGAAACCGTGGCGAT